GCACGAGCACGACAAGCACAACTACCAGGGCGGCGAGTATCACTTCATTGGTTTCGACGAGCTGACGGGCTTCTCGCTCGGGCAATTCTCGTTTCTCACCTCACGGCTGCGCAGGCTCGCGGGCTCGCAGATCCCCGAGCGTGTGCGCGCTGCATCCAATCCCGGCGACGTGGGGCACGATTGGGTCAAGGCTCGATTCCCGATCTCGCCCGAGAGCGAGCGCCACCCAGCGCGCGCCTTTGTACCCGCCAAGCTCGGCGACAATCCCTACCTCGATCGGGAAACCTACGAGCCGACGCTATCCGATCTCGATCCGGTCACGCGCGCCCAGCTCCTCAACGGAGACTGGAGTGCCCGCCGCCCAGGTGGCTATTTCAAACGCGAAAACTTCACGATCCTCGATGAGCGTCCGAGCGGCGTGCAATGGCATCGCTATTGGGATCTTGCCGCCACCGACGATAGTGAGGGCGGTGATCCCGACTACACGAGTGGGTGCCTGGGCGGAAACCACGAGGGCCGATTCGTCATCGCCGACGTGCACCGTTTCCGGGGCGAGCCCGACGTGGTAGAGAAACGCATCAAGCAAACCGCGCAGCTCGACGGCAAGGGCGTCCCGATCACGATCGAGCAGGAGCCCGGGGCCTCGGGCAAGATCACCATCAATCACTTTCGGCGCCACGTGCTCGTAGGCTTCACCGTCTACGGCGATCGGCCCACGGGTGACAAGGTGATCCGGGCTCGCCCGATGAGCGCCACCTCGGGCGCGGGTGACGTGTGGCTCGTCAACGGCGCATGGGTGCCTGCCTTTCTCGACGAGGCCGAGGCTTTCGGCACCAAGAAACGGCACGATGACATGATTGATTCGGCCTCGGGCTGCTACGCCGAGGTGATGGTGAGCCCAGGCGTGGGCATGGATGCCGTGCTTGGCATCATGGCCCAGGGTAACGGCAACGGCAAAGGCAACGGCGCCGACGAGCCCGACAATGGAGATTGGTTGCATGGCAAGACGCAGCACGTATGAAAAGGCGCTAGCGCGGGCTCAAGCCTCAGAGCGGCGCTTGCGCCGACGCATCAAGGCCGAGGCCGTGCCTGCCGCTCGGCTGATGCAAGATCCGATCGCCTTCCACCAAGCAACGCAGTATCAGGGCATGGAGTTGCAGGGCAGCTCGCAGCCCACCGAGGATAGCCTACTACGTGAGGCGCTCGGATGGGCTGAGATTGCGCATCGAGCCATCGCCGATCGGGTGGCGAGCCTGCGCCCGCTCGCGCATTCGAGCGCGGGCGACGAGCTTGAGCCGCTGCCCGATCACCCGTTGCAGACGATCATCGATCGGCCCAATGACGATTTCAGCCGCAACGCCACGCTGCGCCTGATCGCCGGGCACCTCGTGCTCGTGGGCGAGGCGTATGTGCTCAAGGTGCGCGCCCAGGGCCTACGGCGCCCAGGTGCAGAGCGCAACATCCCAACCGAGTTGTGGGTGATGCACCCTGCGCGCACGAGCCCCGCTCTCCTGGGCGGGCGCGTCTCGCACTACATCGTGACCGATGGCGACGGGCGGCAGCACAACATCGAGCGCGAGGATGTGGTGCGCTTTTGGATGCCCGACGTGGAGAGCATCTACGGCTCGCGTGGCTACCTTGGGCCGCAGGCGTCGAGCGTCGATGCCGACAAGTTTTCAGATCAGACGGTGCGCGCTCACTTCATGCACGACGCCGTGCCCAGGGTGGTGATCGAGGGCAAAGAGGATGCCCAGATGCCGCAGCCAGCGCAGCTCGATGCGTGGTTTGCGCAATGGCGCGGCGCCTACGATCGGCGCGTGGGCTCACGGCGGGGCCTGCCCGCGTGGTTGCCTACGGGCTTCACCATCAATGAGCTGAGCGCGATGGGCGGCATGAGTGAGCTTGTGCCTCTCAAAGAACACTACCGCGACAAAACCTTGATGGCGTTTGGCGTGCCGCGCTCGATCGTGGGCGATGTGGCCGACGCCAACCGGGCAGCGGCGGAAACCAATCAGTTTGTTTTCGACACCCACACCATCACGCCGATCACCAACGTCATCGCCGATGCGCTGACCTTGCAGCTCGCGCCCGATTTCGGCGAGAGCATCGTGGTGCAATTCGAGCCGTTTGTGTTGGGCGACAAAGATTTCGAGCTGCGCCGAGAGGAGCAAGACCTACGCTGTAAGATCCGCGTTGTGAATGAGGTGCGTGAGGAGCGCGGCGACGATGCGGTGCCCTGGGGCGATCTCCCCGTGGGCACGCTCGCCGATACACCCTACACGGGCGAGGAGCCCGAGCCCTACGAGCTGCCCGAGGATGACGAGCCCGATGATGGTGAGCCCACGCCCACCGAGGGCAAGGGCTTCAATGAGGGCGCCGCCATCACCGCAAGCAACGTGCTCAACGGCGCCCAGGTAACGGCGATCACCGATCTCATGCTGCAAGTCTCATCGGGGCAGATGCCACGCGAAAGCGCCATCTCGCTCATGGGCGTAGCGTTCGGCATCGAGGCCGCGACGGCTAACGAGATCCTACCGCCCGAGGGCTCGCAAGAGCCGATCGATGAGGATGACGCTGCCGATCGGCTACGGCGTGCAGGCATCCGGGCCCTGCGCCCTGCGCCGCCCGAGGTGCGCGCAGAATGGGAGCGCGAGCGGAACACCGAGCGCAAGTATGTGCCCGAATTCGACAAGCGTATGCGCGCCGTCTACGGCATCCAAGAGAGGACGATCCTCAAGGCTCTGCGCGATGCGGGCCTGGGGCGCATGGCACGCGGGCTCAGCGAGGCCGAAATCAAGGGCATCCTGGGCGATCTGCTCGGTGGTCCCGACGCCTTCCGCTCTCTATTCGAGCAGCGCGTTGAACACTACCGACGCCGCGCCTACGAGCGCATCGGCGATGAGGCGATGCAGGCCACCGCCGCCCAGGCGGGGCTTGAGATGCCGCAGGGCTTTCGGTACGGCACGCACGCGGCGGCGGTGCTCTCCCGGCAGGCCCGGGGCTTCCGCCGCTCGGTGAATGACACCACGCTCAAGCGCCTCAGCGGCGATATCACCAAGACGATGGCCGAGGGCATGGCCCAGGGCGAGGGCGCCGACAAGGTAGCCCAGCGGATACAGCGGGCCGTCAAGCGCCGCATGAGGTTGCAGCGCCAGCGAGCCCGCATGATCGCGATCACCGAGATGGGCATTGCGACGAGCGCCGCCAAGCTCGACGGGTGGGAGCAAACCGGCATCGTAGAGCGCAAGCGCTGGCATACCTCGCTCGACGATGCGGTGCGGGATGCGCACATCCCAATGGAAGGCCAGACGGCCTACCTACACGAGCCGTTCACGATCCCCGAGGCAGACGGCCACTCGGCAGAGCAAGCAATGGCCCCGCGCCTGGGCGTCGATGGTGCTCGCCTCAGCGCTCACAACGCAATACGGTGCCGATGTTTCACGAGCGCCGTGCTCGATATAGGAGAGAGCTAGATGGCAAACAATCCTGGGGATCTCTCGCGCAGCATCTACGCGCTCGATGTGGCGTTGCAGACCACCGATCAGACGTTTGGCCCCGTGCGCTCGCTCGGGCCTGCCGTTTACATCGTGGTCAAGTGCACCGTGCGCCAGCCTGGGCTTGATGTAAAGCCCACAATCCAGATCCAGAACGCGGCAGGCGATTGGGTGACGGTAGCGGTGGCGACGGTGGCCGTCGATGCGATCGACACCTTTGTTTATCTCTTCGGCGAGGCGCCCGCAGCGGCGGCGCACGGCATCGACGAGGTTATCAACCGCCACGTGCCCCAGACGTTTCGGCTGCTCATGGATCACACGGGCGCCTTCAACGGCAGCTACACGGTGCGGCTCATCTGGGCCAGCTAGGAGATACCAATGTCAAAAGAGCAAGCAATCGAGCGGGCCATTGCCGCCGTTGATTCGGCGGAGTATACGGCCACGCAGACCATCGGCCCGATCCGCCCGCCCATCGGGGCGCGAGCTGCCTACATCTTCATTGACGTGACGGCCTCGGCGGATACTCCCTCAGTCACGCCGAGCATCGTCATCGAGGCCGCAGACGGCTCAGACGTGACGCTCTGGAGTGCAGCGGCGGCGATCACGGGCGTCAGCGAAAACGTCTACCTCATCGGCGCCAACGTGGCGGCAGCGGCGCACGATATCGATGAGGTGGAAGATCGGCACCTGCCGATGACATTCAAGCTCGTGCTCACGCACGCAGACGCAGACTCGATCACCTACTCGGTGCGCATCACCTGGGCATAGGAGAGAGCAACATGGGCAAGACACACGAGAGAGCAACGGCGGGCGTTCTGCGCGCCGAGGATGCAAGCGCTGGCCTGATCTCGGGCGTGCTCGCCACCGATGGCGAGGCGTCTGATGGCGATATCCTGCACATCCCAGGCGGCAGCGTCGAGCCCGGGATGCCGCTGCTATTCGGGCACGACACCCTGCCGCTCGGCGATGCGCTGCGGCACCTGGGCTCGTGGACCGGATTCGACAAGGGCTCGCACGAGATCCGGGGCAGCGCCCGGATCGAGGTTGAGGCAGGCGAGGGCGCGTCGCTCGAATTCCGCCGCGACGTGGCGGCGATGATCGACGCGGGCCACATCAACGGCCTCTCGATCCGCTGGGAGCCCACCGAGCCGCCAAAGCGCCGCATCAACCTGCCGAGCGATCACTACGCTTTTGTCGATGAGAGCAGCGAGAAAAACCCGGCCAAGCGCTACGGCTACTTCTATCCCAAGTGGCGCGGGCTTGAGGGCTCGGTAGTCACGCTCGGCGCCGATCAGGCCGCGCTGATCGGGCGCTGCCGATGGCACGCAGGCCCCGCCGACGAGGCCACCGAGCGTCAGCGCAATGAAAACTGGTGGCAGGTGCTCAAGGCCACGATGCGCGATGAGATCATGGGCGAGCCGCACGCCTGGGAGCGCGCCGCTGCACGGCTCAGCGCTGACGCATTGGCCGAGCTGCTACTAGAGCGGCTCGACGCAGGGGAGACGATCCCCGATGAGATTCTGATTCGCCTCTCGGGCGGCGACGTGCCGTCACTCGATGACGAGGAGCCCGAGCACCAACCGGCCCCAGAGCCGAGGCCCATCCAACGGGCACCAAGCCCCAGCGATATCGCGCAGGCGTTGCGCGATGCCGTTGAGGCCGATCACGCAGCAATTCAAGCCGCGCTCAGGCGAGAGCTTGTGCGGCTTGTAGGAGAATGATATGGGTGACGAAAACGTCATCGAGCAAGAGGTTTCCAACGAGGAAACCGAAAACAGGGTGATCGCGGAGCTTCGGCTAGCTCTTGAGGAGAGCCGCCAAGCGACGATCGATCAGGCCGTGAGCGAGTTTCGGGGCTATCTCAAAGAGGCTGCAAAGCCCGATCGCACCCAGCTCGCCGACGTGAACGGCGACACCAAGCCCGCCGCAGGCAGCGCGGGGCGCGTGCGCACCAACCCTCACACGGCGCTGCTCTATCGCTCGCTGCCGAAAGATGTGCAGGGGTGGCGCACTCCCGACACCGATCATTGGTGTGCGCAATGGATGCGAGCATTGCCGCGAGGCAATTTCGCCGCCATGCGCCAAGCCCATGATGAGCTTGCCAAGCTCGGATTCGGCTACGATGCGGGAGAGCGTGCGGCTCTCTTGGAGGGCTCGGCAGATGCCACCTCGGGCATCGGTGACGGCTCAGCCGCGCCGCTGATTCCGTTGCCGCTCGCCAACACCATTGTGCTGGCGCGCGACAAGGCGTCGCGTTTCCGGTCACGAGTGGCGCAGTTCACCACCGACGCGCAGACGTTGCGGGTGCCCACCTCGGGCGTCGCAACGGTGACGATGGCGGCAGAGCAGGCAGGCGCCACCAACACCGAGCCCACGCCGAGCAGCGTGCTCCTCTCGCCAAACAAGATGCAGGCTCATTTCCAGATCTCGCAAGAGACGATCGATGACTCTGCATTCAACATCGTCGGCTATCTCGCCGAGCGCGCGGGCTCCGCGATGGGGGCCAAAGAGGATCAGCAGATCAGCACGGCAACCGGCACCGCCCCGGAATTCACGGGGAGCCTCGATTCAACGACGATCACGTCAGTGGATGAGGCGACGAGCACCGAGCTGGCCTACGTGGATCTGCCCACGCTCTTTTTCGCGCTGCCCTCTCAGTACCGTGGCGAAGGCTGCTATTGGATGTGCAATGCAGCCTTTCTCACTTTCCTCTCGCAGCTCGTGGACACGGCAGGCAGGCCGATCCTCGCGGGCACCACGCAGGGCGCCATGCCGGTCACGGATGACGCCACGCTGCATGGCAATCAGGGCGTGATCGGGACCATTTTCGGGCGTCCCGTTCTGGAGGCCCAGACCGACGCGGGCGGAATCTACATCGGCAACCTCAACTACTACGGCCTCTGCACCAAGGGTGGGCTGGTAGTTGCGGCGAGCGAACACATCGGATTCGCAACGGGTGAGGTGCACTTCCGCATCACCCAGCGGATCGACGGCGCCGTGCTCGTGGCGGATGCGTTCCGCTCGATGGACGGCATCACCTCGCTCACCTAAACCCTTCAACCCGGGGCGGGGCCTGTGGGCCTCGCCCCATCCGAGGCTCGCATGGCACTACGCGCATGGTGGGAAAAGCGCAGGCGACGCAAGGCGCTCAGGAAGGCAGACGAGAATGTGCACGAGGTGCGAGAGGAGCTAGAACGCATGGCGCGCCGACGTGAGCACCTGGGCGGCAGAGATCGGATGGAGCGCGGCGGGCGCACCCGCGAGCTGGGCCGCGTCGATCTCAAGCTCACGCTGCTCTACCTCGCAGGCATCGCCATTGCGATCACCACCGCCCAGGTGCTCAGCGCCGATGTGGTCATCGATCACACGGTGATCCGCGTTGACGGCGAGACGGCCAACGGCGTGCTTTTCAACGATGGCAACTCGCTCGGCACCGATGCGGGCATGAGCTACAACCCAGACACCGACACCTTGACGGTGGTGGGCAACGTCAACGCGGGTGGCCTGGGCGCCGTCGATGATGATCCTAACAACGCGATCAGCGGCTACCTCAACACCACGGGCGATCCAACCTGCACGAGTAACTGCGGCGTTGACGAGATCTGCCTTGTGGATGCCAACACGCCCTATGGGCGCGGCCCCGTGGTGTGCCGAGGCAACACGCTCACTGATTACGCTCTCTTTGAGGATCGCGTGCGAGGTTTCGATCTCTCGGCTAGTTGGTCGCCGCCTGGGATATGCGACACCTCTGGCGAGATCCTCGCCAACGATCCCAACGATTTGATAACGGTGACATTCAATCATCCGTTTACAGTCACGTGCAATTCGCAAGGCTTTGCGGTTAGCGGCGACTCAGATTTGTGGCGCGACACTGACGCCTTCCGCGCCTTCAATCCATTGCAGCGCCTCATTGATGTAGTCAACGGCACATGGAACGCAGGCGCAGGGGACCGGCGAAATCAGGTGGATGGCGTGGGCGCCGCCGTCGATGGCACGCGGCGGCAGATCCTCATGGGTGACGGCAACCCAGACACGGCGAGTGCCGATCCCAACGTGGACCCAGACCACAATATGTTTCGGGGCGTGACGCTGCCGCTCTGCGATCCCAACGAAAAGATCGACATAAACGACACCGACCCAAACGCCATGCCTACGGCCACGTGCGGCCTATCGATGCTCGATAGCTTCGCCCAGATCGCCGATCTCGCTGGCCCCAATCAGATCATCCAACGCAACGGCTCAGACACCGCCTGGATCGCTGGCGACAAAGGCGGCGGCAGCACGGTCGGCCATTTCACGCACGTATTTCCATCAATGGATGCCACGTGGGATGTGGTCATTGGGATCGCGCCCGCCGCCATCACGCTCACGAGCTGGGCCTGCATCGCTCGTGGCGGCAGCATCACGAGCGCCACGCTCACGATTCGCGAATGTGACGAGGATGGCGCGAGCTGCGTGGGCTCAGGTGGCTCGGTCATCGTCAACGCGCTCGATACGCAGTTTGAGGATCTCACCTTTACCGATGCAGCGATCGATCCCAACGATGCGATCGAGCTGCTCGTGCCCGTGTTTACGGGCACCCCCACGTTCATGCAATGCACGTTGAGCTACACGTATGACTAGGAGATCCCATAAGTGAGCGTGAATCCTGAGATGTTCCATGTGGCGGCGAGCGTGGCAACGCTGGCCTCGGTGGTGTGTGGCATCTACGTGGTCAATCGCAACATCAAGAGAGACGAGCGAGACGATGGTGAGGCAGACGGCGAGGCCCGCGCGTCGCTCGTCGCGTCGATCCGCAACGCCGAGTCATCGGCCCAGGCCGCGAGCACGCAGATCGCCGAGCTGCGCAAAGAAAACAGTGCAGCACACGAGAAGATCCACGGCAGGATCGACAAGGCCAGCGCCGACACCACCCAGCAAATCCGCCGCCTACCCTGCACCGATCACACGGCAGACCTACGCGCCATCAAGGCCATCATGGAGATCGACAAATGAACGTCTACCCGTTCGATCACGATGGGAGCGTGGACGATTCCGACGAGTTTGAGCTGCCCGGATTCGCCAACGCCGTCACGATCACCCGTTTCGCTCCTGCCGCGCAGACGGCACCGAGCGGGGGCGCGGCGACGCTGCGCATCCAAGACGAAACCGGGGCCGATCCGAGCAACTACATCGAGGCCACGATTGCAGACGGCGAGGAAGTAGGCACCGCCGCCACGGGCACCGTCGCGATCGCGGCAGGCGGCACCATCTACCTACGCGTGGTCACGGCCAACGGTGCGGGCTTCCTGCGCGGGCACTTTGAATACACCTCGGCCTATGGCACCACCTCTCTGCTCTGCACCATCGCCCAGGTGAAGGCATACCTGCGGCTCACGGGCGCCACCCACGACGCCGTTTTCACGGCGCTCGCCCAGGGCGTGAGCGAGAAGATGATCGGCTATATGCGGCGCCACATCGTGAGCGATACCTATGATGAGTACCACAACGGCGGTGGTTACGCCGAGGCCCTCGTGCTGCGTGAGTGCCCGATCTCGGGCACGCCCACCGTCACGATCAGCGGCTCGGCTTACACGGGTTTCGAGCAGGATGACGAGGCGGGCATTCTCTATTACAGCTCGGCCACCGACTACCTCTCGCGTGGCTACTGGCCCGGAGGGTGGCGCAACATCCGCGTGCAATACACGGCGGGCTATGCGTCAGTGCCCGTCGATCTGAGAGAGGCGGCGATCCGGCAGGTGGCCTACGAGGCCAAGCTCTCGGGCATTCGCGGCGATCACCTGGGCGTGCCCGCCGAAACCGATCCCACGGGGATCAGCAAGACGATCGATCAGCTCGATTGGGCGCCTGGGGTGCGCAGCGTGCTCGATCGTTACAAGAGGGTGGCCTAGTGCCTACGGGTATCCAGGTAAAATACGCGCCGCCCCGCGAGCTGCGTGACGTGCTCAGCAAGATGCAAGCGCCTGGGCTCAACCGTGTGCTGCGCAAGTCTCTCATCGCGTGCGCCGAGTTGACGAGCAATGAGATCCGAGAGAACCAGATCATACGCGGCGGGCGCATCCGCGTGCGCGGGCCGAAAGGCGGCAAGAAACTCATCAACGCCAAGCCGCACGGCTCAAAGCTCACGAGCCGCAAGGCGTCGGGCGGGCTGCGCGAGAGCCTGGGCGTGAGTCACGGCATCGACAAGACCGGGCTACCGAAATTCATCGAGGTGGGCTCAGGCATCGAATACGCCGCCATCCATGAATACGGTGGCAGCATTCGCGTTACCGATCGGATGCGGGCGGCACTTCATTACGAGGGCATCCACCTGCGCAAAGAAACAAACCGCATCCACATCCCACCCAGGCCGTTTCTCAAGCCCGGGTTTGAGGCGGTGGAGCGGCGCTTCCCGGGCATCTTTGTCAAGTATTGGGAGCAGGAGATTGGCACATGATCGTCAGCGCGTATACGGTGCTCCTCACGTGGATTGCTGCCGTCGCGGGCGAGGCGGAATTCACAAGCGCCACCTGGGCGAATAAGATCACCGATCCCAGCGCCCTCACCGACGATCAGCTTCCCTACCTGTTTGTGTTCAACGAGGAGTCAACCGTGGCTCTCCTCGATTGGCAGCAACGGGAGACTACCCTTGAGTTTGATTGTTGGATTGTCGAGCGCACCACGGGCCAAGGGATCATCGATCTCATCGAGGTGATCGAGGATCTGGCAGTTACCGATCCGACGTTGAGCAATAAGGTGCGCACGTGGCACGTGGCGAGCTGGGCGATCTACGAGCTGCCCGACACCGACGAGACGGGTGATGAGACTGATCCAATCAGGTTGGCGCTCGTGCACGTCTCCACCGAGAGGATTGAGGGCTAGGCATGGGTGCTACCGATCTACAAAGCCTTGACGATGCGCTCAACGCCTACTTTCTCGCCGTGTTCGGCGGCAACGCCACGCGGGCCGATGACGATTACACCGAGGAGCGGGATGCGATCGCACGTGGCAAATACGTGTTTCAAATTCGGCTCATCCCAACCGGGCTCTACTACACGTCAAACGACACCCGGCAGGTGGTGGCGATTCAAATGACGCTCGCTTACCGCCTCGCTGCGGGTGAATCGGTCTATGACTACGCGCACGACACGATGCACAATCACATGGAGGGGTGGTGTCTTGACACCCTCTGGCAGAGCGTGCAGGGCGTGCACCGAGTGGCCGAGGGTGGGAGTTTCGCAGTCACCGAGATCGTCACGGTGGGCGATGTGGTGGCCTTTTCCATTGAAGGCAGCGTCATCATTGACGAGGCATAGGAGAGAATCATGGCAGACGAATCCTGGGCGGTAGCAATCGCGGTGGGCAATCAAACCGCGCTCGGCACCGTCAACGCAACGATCGATGGGCTTTCTGGCTCGATCGATAGCTCGGATGGGTGCGTGTTGGGCGACGGGGAGAGCGGCGACGCCGAGAGCGGCATCACGCTCCCCGATTTCGTTCGCGTCGCGCGCGCGGTGGCCGACGTGTCGGGCAGCTTCACGGCCCAGGCGTCGAGCTTTCAACGGGTTGACACTCAAAACCTCTCGATCACGATCCAGCTCAAGGGCAACGGCGAGCTAACCGACGCCACGCCTGCGGTGGGTGAGGCATCGCCTCTCACGGCGACGGCAACCGAGGATCAGTTTGACGGGGTTGACGCGCTCTGGCAGGCGGCGGGGCTCGTCGGTGCCAACGGCGGGGCCAATGTGGAATATGACTACACGCCCCGGATCTCAAGCACGAGCCCGAGCACGCGCTACGTCACCATCAAGCTATGGGTGGCCGATCTCTCGTTCACGCTCATGGATTGCATCTGCGAGAGCGCCGTGCTCACATTCCCGCCGGGCGGCACGGGCCTCTGCACGTTCAATCTGCGCGTTGGCTCGGTGTACGCCGCCGCCGATGGCGTGACATTCCCGACGATCGACTACGGCTCGCAGGCGTCGCTCTCGGCGCCGATCGTGCAGGCCGTCGCTCACTCGTGGAGCAGCACCAAGGGCTTTCGAGAGATGACGCTCACGATCGATCAGGGCATTGAGGAGATCGCCGACGCCAACCAGGCGACGGGCGTGCGGCTCGTGCAGGGCGATCGCACGTTCACGCTCGATGGGGCCATCTTCATTGACACCGCCGATTCGGATTTCGACTACGCGAATCTGAGCGGCAGCACGGCACCCACCGCCGATCTATCGTTCACGGTGGGCACGGTGAGCACCGTCGAGAATGATGTAAACAATGCCTACATCGTCGAGTGCAATAATGTCGAGCATCAGAGCATCAAATACAATCGCGAGGGCACGGTGACGGTGGTGGAATTCTCGGGGGACAAGTGAACGGAAAAAGAGGAGGGAGGAGAGAAAAAATACGAATAAGAAAAGTGAGAAGAATGAAGGAAAAGAAGAGATAA